CGAGATGCAGGCGCAGTACCTGCTGCAGATGATCAACATGAGCCTGAACCCGGCGTACGGGCTGGACCCTGAGCTGGTGATGAAGGAGTGGATGAAGTCCATGCGCTTCGACACCGAGAGCCTGGAATTGTCCGAAGAGAAAAAGCAGGAGATGGCTTCTCGTCCGCCGCCGGAAGACCCACGCGTCACCGCCGCCAAGATCATGGCGCAGTCGCGCGAGAAGGTGTCAGGCGATCAGCTCGTGGGCAAGGCGCAAGTGGAAAAGCTCAAGCAGGACGGCGAGAACTCACGTGCCACATTGGAGCGCCAGTTGAAGGAGGTGCTCAAGGGCGTCGATGCGCGACTGGCGCAAGCCGAACTCTCGAGCGAAGAGCGCCAGCACCTGGAGACGCAGAAGGTCCTGCTGGCGAAGACGTCGCTGCAACTGAAGACACAGCAGGATCTGTTTGTCGGCGGCGCAATGATCGACGTGCACAAGCACCACACGCCGCAGGTGGCAACCCCTGGCACCGAGCCGCCGCAGCACGCGCCTGAGGGCGAGGCCTTCATTCAGTAGTCATGGCGACCGACAAGGAATTCCAGCTCGCGCCGAGTGAGCTGCGGACCTCGACATGGCGGCGGCTTGAAGAACACCTGAACGCGCGGCTTGCGAGCCTGCGCGCGCAAAACGACAACGACCTCGACGAAGCGAAGACCGCCAAGCTGCGCGGGCGCATCGCCGAGGTGATCAATTTGCTTGCTCTTGGCTCCAGCCAAGACCCGGCGATGGAGGCGGACGCGGACGACGGCGAATAGCCTCGACCCCCTTCGCTATGTAGCCCGCCTTGCGCGGGCTTTCGTTTTTGGAGCCATCTGGCAATGACCACCCCTGAAAAGGAAGCCACCACAACGACTCCCGAGGAATCGAGCGCACAAGCCAACGAGGCCGCCTTCGAAGCTGGGTTCACCGGCAAAGAAGCGCCCGCACCGACCCCTGAACCGACGCCAGCCCCCACGCCGGCACCGACTCCGGAACCAACGCCTGCGCCCGTCAGCAGCCCCGCGCCTTCACCGGCCCCTGGCACGCAGACGGAAGAGGCGCTGCGCCAGGAGATCAGGACGCTGCACGGCAAGTTCGGCGAAGTGCATCGCGAGCTGCTGCAACTGAAGAAGGACAAGGAAGCTGCCCCCGGCGACAAGCCCGCGGCGCTGACGAAGCCCGAACTCAAGCGATTGAAGGAGAAGTACCCGGAGCTCGCCGACGACCTGTCGGAAGACTTCGCGGAATCTTTCGCCGCGATCGCAGGAAAGCAGCCGCAGTCCGATCCGAAGGAACTCGAGTCGCTCGTTGACGAGCGGGTGAGCAAAGGTGTGTCCGAGGGTGTCGCGAAGGAAATGGCCGCGCTGCGAAGCGCTGTCGTCACCGATGCGCATCCGAAGTGGCAGACCGATCTCTGGGTGGACGGCAAGTTGGGCGACAAACGCACGCCGCAGTACGAGGCATGGCTGAAAAGCATCGGCACCGACGAGGCGAAAGCGTTCGAGTCCACCAACAACCCCTATGCGGTCAACCGCGGGCTCGCGAAGTTCTACGAGTTCACCGCGGCAGCTCAGAAGGCCGAAGACGACAAGCAGAAGCGGCTCAAGGCCGCCGTCCAACCCACGGACGGCAGTGGAGCCGGTCCCAAACCCAAGTCCGACCGCGAAGCCGAACTCAAGGGCTTCGAGGAGGGCTTCAACTCCTGAAGGAGTGAACCATGACCACGGCAACCTATGCCAGCCCGGCACAACGGATCGGGCGCCAGAAGGGCGCGATCCTCAAGCACGCGCTGCAAGTCTCCACGGTGGAGATCTCGGGGGAGGTCTACAAAGGCGCCCCCAAATCCGGTGAAACCGTCGTGTTTCGCCAAGTCGTGCCCTACGGCGCGACGGCAGCGTCGCCCGACACGCTGACCGTCACCGCGGCGGCCAACATGATCCAGGAAGGCGTCACGCCGCCGGTGGAAAGCCTCACCGTCCTGGACACGGAAGTGACGGCGGCCAAGTACGGCGCGCTGTACGGCTACACCGAGCGCCAGGAGGCGCTGGGCGAAGACGACGTTCCGGCCTGGATGGAGGAGCAGCTCGGCGAGCGCCTGGGCAACGTGCGCGAGAAGGTGTACATCGGCGCGCTGCAGCAGGGCACGAACCGCTTCTACTCCGGCGGCACGACGCGCCTGACGACCGACGAGCCGGTGACGCTGAACCTGATCAACCGCATTACGCGCTCGCTGGCCGGAAACCACGCGAAGTTCGTGCGCGGCGTGATGGCGGCATCGCCGAACTACGGCAGCCAGGCGCTGCAGGCGACTTATCTCGCCTTCGGCCACACCTCGTTGCAGCAGGACATCGAAGCCATCCCGGGCTACAAGGCCAAGGCAGACTACGGCACGATGAAACCGGCCCACGAGATGGAGATCGGCTGCGTCGGCTCGGTGCGCTTCATCCTGTCGCCGGACATGCCCTACGTGGCGGACGCCGGCGCGGCGATCTCGGGCACGACCAATTACTCCACCACGGGCACCAACGCGGACATCTACCAACTGTTCGTGATCGCCAAGGATGCGTGGGGCCACTGCGCTTTCCGCGGCCTGGACGCGATCAAGCTGCACCACCTCAAGCCCGGCCAGGTGGACAAGAGCGACCCGACCGGCGAGCGCGGCTACGTCTCGGGCACGTTCTACGACTGCGCGGTCGTCACGCACAACGGCTGGATGGCCGTTGCCGAGTGCACGATCTCGGCCCTGACCTGAACGACCTGAACCAAGGAGCAACAACATGCCCAACGCACGCAACCTGCAGGGCCTGACGATGTGCACCGTCAGCCCGGCCCTCGTCAAGGGGACCAACAAGAGCTACACCACGACCGTCACGTCGGCCGGCATGATCGGCGGCAAGTGGGTCACCGCGCTCACCGCGCAGACCAACCAGGCCGTCCCGACGACCGACGCAAAGACCGGCGCAGCCTTCGTCAAGCAGACCGACAACACGGCCTGCGTCTACGTCATGGGGCAGAACGCGGCCGGTTCGATCCAGGCCTGCCAGGGGACGATCGTGTCGACGGAAGTCGGCGTGACGACCACGGCGGGCGCGTTCGTGCTCGCGCCGCAGTTCCCGTCGCTGCCGGACGACTTCATGGTGTTCGGCTACTGTATCGTCCGCACGGCGCCGTCGGCGTCGGACTGGACGTTCGGCACCGACAACTGGGCGGCCACCGGCGTGACCACGACGGAGTTCGTCCAGTGCGGCGTCCTGCCCGATCGGCCGCAGACGAGCTGACCGTCATCCACGCAATCGAACAGGGGCCCTTCGGGGCCCCTTTCATTTCAGGAGAGCACACATGCCACGTGTCAAGCAAGCCGTGATCACCACGGACAACATCGCGCCGCCCGAAGAGCCCGGCGAATTCCACGTCGAGGACATCCAGACCATCGAGCCGAACCGCCTCGCCCTCAAGGCGAAGGAGGAGAAGTTCATGAACGAGCTGATTCAGATCGAGATCGAGCCCGGCGAAAAGCCGAACGACCCGATGTACGTCGACCTCTACCACAACGGCATCGCGCAGATGGTCCTGCGCGGCCAGCCGCAGACGGTCAAGCGCAAGTTCGTCTACGCCGGACTCATGGCCAAGGTGGTCAGCTTCGCGTGCGACTTCCGCCGGCAGGGCGACACCGAGATCAACAAGCTGACGCCGCACACCAACACGGCCTACCGCATGCGCCTCGTCGGCGATACGAACCCGCAAGGCGGCCCGGCCTGGTGGCAGTCCGTCGCGCGCCAAGCCACCGGCATCCGCGTCTGATCGAACAAGAAGCCGGCAACGGCCACTGAACCAACCCACAACCCACATCATTCAGGAGGCCCATCATGGCCGACTCCCTCTTCAAATACATCTCGCAACTTCCGGACAAGCGCACGGCGCGCGCCCTCTACGAAGTCTTCAAGCGCTTTGTCGCGCCGAGCACCGAACCGACCGATGGCACGCTGCTGGACATCGGCGCCACGCTGGCGACCGCGGCGGAAATCAACCGCGCCGCCGACCTGTCCACGCGCATCGTTTCGACCACGGCGGCGACGATCTCCGTGACGCTGGCTTCGCACGACGGCAAGACCGTGGTGCTGGCCTCAACGCACACGCAGACGCTGACGCTGCCCACGGCCGCCGGCACGGGTGCGCGCTACAAGTTCGTCGTCAGCACCACTGGCACCGACGGCTCCAAGGTGATCAAGGTCGGCTCGACCCTGGACAACATGACCGGCGTGTCGATCGCCAACTGCACGAGCACGAACGAAGCCAACGGCTTCCTCACCACGGCAACCGACGACACGATCACGCTGAACAACACCACGACCGGCGGCATCACCGGAACTGCGGTGGAGATCGAAGACATCGCGACGAACGTCTACTACGTGCGCGTCGTCAACCGCCAGTCCGGAACGATCGCAACGCCGTTCTCGGCGACCGTTTGACCCTCGACCGCGCAAGCGGCTTTCAGCCGGCCGGCGGCTCCGGCGAGGTATGCCGCCACATCCAACGCCTACTGAAAGGGGCATCCCCATGAGAAGCCTGTTGATCGGCTGTGGAAACAGCCGCGTGAAGAAGGTGCAGTACCAGGGCAGGGCCGAGTGGTCCGGCGAGTTGACCACGATGGACATGGACCCGAACTGCGGTGCCGACATCGTGTTCGATCTGTCGAGGCTGTGCATCCCGATGAGCGATCGCCTGCACGGTGTGCGCGCGTTGCCGTTCGAGGACAACACCTTCGACGAGCTGGCCGCCTATGACGTCCTGGAGCATTTCGGGAAGCAGGGTGACTGGCGCAGTTGGTTCACCGAGATGGCGGAGTTTCACCGCATCCTCAAGCCCGGCGGGACATTCGGGATCGTTGTGCCGATCGGTGCCGACGCGCTGGCTGATCCCGGTCACACGCGGTTCTTCGGTGCGAACCACTTCCACATGCTCGATCAGCAGTGGTACGCCGACCGATTGGCCGAAGGTCATCCCGTATCCGACTATCGCTGGTATTGGACCTTGTGCTTCAAGGTGCGCCACCTCGAGAACGTTGGCGGTCATCACCTCGCCGTGGTGCTGGAGAAGGCATGAAGCTGGAAACCACTCCTCGCGAATTCGACCTTGCGGGTGTCTCGGTGATGCTGGCGATGCCGGTCAACCGCGACTTGCCCTGGCAGACCGCGCAGTCGCTGATCGAATCGGTCAATCTGCTGAAGGATCGCGGCATTCCTTTCGACGTGCAGTTCGTCGTCGGCTCTTCGATCATCGAAGTCGCCAGATCCAAGGTGGCAGATGCTTTCCTCAAGAGCGGGCATACGCGGTTGATGATGCTCGACTCCGACCAGACGTGGCGCGCGAAGAGCCTGCTGCGGATGCTGGCGCTGTCCACCGAGATGGATGTGGTCGTCGGAGCGTACCCGGCCAAGCGCGATCCGCCAACGTTCCTGTTGTCGCCCGAAGAAGGCGCCGTCGAATCGAACAGGTTCGGCTGTATTCCGGTCAAGGGGATCGGCCTCGGTTTCACGATCGTGACTCGTACAGCGATCGAGGCATTGGCCTATCGCGCCCCGAAGCTTGTGTTCCCGGAGTCGCCGGAACCGATCCCTCACATCTTTCGCTGCGACGTCGTCGACGGAACATTCCGCGGCGAAGACATGGCGTTCTTCGCTGATCTGCGGACCCTGGGCTACACGGTCTGGATGGATCCGTCGATTGAGCTCGGACATGTAGGCGCCAAGGAATACCGCGGCGCCATCCTCGACGCCCTCGAGCCCGCCTGAAGGAGAAATACACGATGCAGCTCTATAGCGACGTTGTGCAGGATCGTTTCGGCAATGCGCGTGCAGGCAAAGCCATTACGGTCAAGCTCGACGTGGCTGTGCCAACTTTGGCAACGCTGTATTCGGACCAAGGCGTCACGCTCAAGGACAACCCGGTAACTTCTGATAGTCGCGGCTACGTCACTTTCTACGCTGCCAATGGCACCTACACGTTGTGGGACGACGACTCGCTGATCGGAAGAGTGAGCCTGTTCGATGGCTCCATCGGCGTGGTGCGCTTCGATCAAGCGCAGTCGCTCACGTCAGGTCAGCAAGCCCAGGCGCGTTCGAACATGGGATTCGATGCGGCTGTGCGCGCGGTGGCGCTAACCGGGTTGAGCTTGGTCGCTGCGACCGCGATCACTGACGCTGATACGTTCCTAACGGCGGCTGGAAAGCTGCAAGCGCAGATCACGGCGAATGTAGGAGACCTGGCCGCATCGAGTGGCTCTAGCCTCGTCGGCTACGTGCAAGCGGGCTCCAACACGGTCGCGAGAACGGTGCAGGCTCGTTTGCGCGAAGCACCGGTATCGAGCAACGACTTCTCCGGCGCCGACCTCGGCATCCGACTGAACAACGCGATCACGTACCTCAAGTCCGTCGGCGGCGGCATCATCGATGTGCCGGACTATCAGGTCAATTGGTCGACGAAGGTCACTGTCGATGCGTCGAACATTCTGATCCGCGCGCGTGGTGGCGATTTGTCGCACGACGTCGGAAGTCAAGGGGCAGGTGCAGGCACGTTGGTGACGTGGACCGGCTCGGCCGGCGGGACGATCATCGAGTTCATCAGCCCGACCGGGGCGAGTGCGCAGAAGCAGATGGGCGGCGGCCTGCAGGGCTTCTACTTCAAAGCCAGCGGCGCCGGCATCGGCCTGAGCGTGATGTCGTGGTACGGCGGAGACTTCCGCAATCTCTTCTTCGAAGAGTTCTCCACCACGGGCATTGACCTCGGTGTCGTGGCGACGCTGGGCGAGGCGCGCGACCCGCAGCGCAACACCTTCGACCGGATCGGATTCCGGCAATTCACGCAGACCGGCGCGTGCATCACGTTGGACGGCGATGCGACGGCAAACACGTCGCTGAACACCTTCCGACACCTGGATCTGGCCTACAAGAACGGCGACGGCCTCGTCTTCCGGAACTCGGACAACAACACGGTCTACGACTCGCGCGCGAACCGTGCCAGTGGCGGCACCGGCAACCCGGTTGTCTTCCACGGTAGCAACACCGCCTCGAACATGGTGGCGCGGGCGAACCGGTTCTATCACTGGTCTTCTGGAGTGGCCGCAGTGGCGAAGGGCACCACGAGCTACACCTACGCCAGCCACGACAACAACTTCTTCGACAACGACGCCGACAACGGAACGCCTGCAACGACGGCGGAGACCGGAGCGAATGGTCGGTATTCCACCAGCCTGTTCTCGTGGTTCCAGCCGGCCATCGCTTCCGCTGGCATGGGCAACAGCGAGTCGAGTGCCCGAGACGCACGCGACACGCTGACGACCGAGACGGTTCGCATTCGCAACACCTCGGCCAACCATATTCGTCTGTACGACAACCTGAGCAACGAGTGGGGCCTCAACGTCGACGGCTCCGGCAATCTGCGCTTCAACAGGGTGTCCGGATCAGGGATCGTTTCCGTCCTCCAGAGCATCAGCTCGACGAGCGTCGTCACGGCGAACAGCACGACGGCGATCCCCGCTGGTGGCAACTCGGGCAACGGCTTCAAGTTCTCGTCGACCGCGAACTTCGGCATGTTCTTCGGCTCTGGGGCGCCGACGTTCGCTGCTGCCCAGGGCTCCGTGTACCTGCGATCAGATGGCACTGGCCCATCTTGGAACTCGAACGGCTCGACCACCTGGTCCAGCCTGTCGCTCGCGTCCGGCAAGACGTTGACGGCATCGAACACGCTCACGCTCGCCGGCACCGACGGAACGACGATGACGTTCCCGAGCACGTCGGCAATGATCGCGCGGACGGACGGTGCGAACACGTTCACCGGCACGCAGACCATGCCCGGCCTGTACGTCAGCAATCAGGGCCTGGGGGTCAACTGGGCTGGCGCGACGAGCAACACGCAGTACACGCCGTTCTTTTCGAGCGGCAACCACTACGGCACGACGTCGACTTACGGCGCTTCAGGCCTTGCGGCGCTGGACCTGAACGTAATCGCTATCGCGAGCGACACCGTCGATTATCACGGCTACAACGCGGTCAACGGCCTTGGCATCTACCACAACTTCGGCGGTGGGGCGACGTACGGATCGCGTCAAGGTCTTCAGATTTATCTGACGCAAGTCGGTGCGATGCCCGGCGGAACGGAAAGCGGTGTCGACGCGATGTACGGCGCTGCCGCCTTCTACGGCATCGGCCAGTACAGCAGCGGCGGCACGGCTCCGAGCTACACGCTTGGAAAAGGTCACATGTTCGGCGCGAACCCCGTCGCGCGCCTGATGAACGGAGCGACGAACTGGGTTGAGCTTGTCGGCATGGAGGTCGATACAACGGCTCGGTCCGGCTCGTCGTTGGGCGCGAAGAAGGGCATCCAGATCGTCAAGGAGTCCAACGACGCAGTTCAGGGCTCGCACGCGATCGACACCGCCTTGATGGTTACCGACCAAGAAGGCGCGTCGGTCGGCTGGAACTATGGCATCACCTTTGGCTCTGCCAGCGCGCAGTGGCCCATCGACTCAGCCGGGACGCTGCTCTACGCCACGCAAGGCAATGTGCGATCAGTGCCGGTCTATGCAGGCAACGGCGTCGATTTCTCGAAGGTGAAATTCACCACGAGCGCGTTCAAGTCGATGGGCTTCTCGGTGAGCGGCGGCGGCGCGGTAACGATGCCGAGCGCGTCGATCGGTCCGGCGACGTTCACTGCCAATGGTGGCGGCCTGAGCATCGACATCCCGAACAAGATTGCCGCATCTGCCGCGATTGCCGCGGGCGGTTCTGGGTACGTCGTAAACGACATCGTCCGCACTGCGTACGGCGGCGTTTACCAGGTGACTGGCGTTTCTGCTGGCGCCGTTACGTCGCTGACGCAGCTCGTGCCTGGCGTCACAACCAGCTCGACGCCCGCCAACCCGATTGCCACGACCGCGGATTTCACCGGACTTTTTTCGACCGGTGGCACCGGGCTGACGCTGAACGTCACATGGGCTTCCGCAACGGAGCTGCGTCTTGTGCCGACCACCGGCACGCTCCTGATCGCCACCGATGGTGGTGCGACGAACGGCTTCAGCATCGCGGCATCGGCGCTGGGCAGCGGCTCGCAGATTTATGCAGCGGGCGGCAGCAGCAATATCGACTTCGTGGTCGCGCCGAAGAACTCCGGCGTGTTCGCCTGCGACTACCCCGGCAAAGGCACATTCTTCCTCGCGCAGAAGAGCGGCACCGGAACGATCGCAGCGCTCCCGTATGTCCAGTCCGGCGCAACCGGCGAGTCGGTGGAGTTCGGGGCCCATTCCGGATCGAGCGATCCGAACGTCAACGTCAATGTCAAGAGCAAGGGCACAGGGACGGTGCAGGCCAATGGCGTCGATGTTGTCACCACGACTGGTACGCAGAATCTGTCGGCCAAGACGCTGACCAGTCCGACGATCAACGGTGGCACCGCCACCGCGTTGACCGGATTGGCCGTGCGCAACGCTGGCACTGGCGCGTTCGACATGACGATCGCGCACAACGGCACGCTGACGGCCGGCCGCACGCTCACCATGAATCTGAATGATGCCGCGCGGACCGTGAGCATCGCCGGCAACGTTACGACGGCCGCCGACTTCATCACCAGCGGCGCAAACAGCCTGACGCTCACGACAACCGGATCCACGAACATCACGTTGCCCACGACAGGAACGCTGGCAACGCGAGATGGGGCCGAGGCGCTGTCGAACAAGACCATCACCGCCAGCTCGCTCACTGGTACGACCGTCGCGATGACGGGCGCGATCACCTCCAGCGGCGCAACGGCCGGCATCGGCTACGCCACCGGAGCGGGCGGCACCGTTACCCAAGTCACCAGCAAGGCCACAGGCGTCACGCTGAACAAGGTGGTCGGTCAGATCACCACCGCCAACGATGCACTTGCCGCCGGAGCCACTGCAACCTTCACTCTGACCAACAGCGCCGTCGCGGCCACCGACTTGACCTATCCGCAGCTCGTCTCGGGCAACGCCACGGCCGGCACTTACGAGCTGTGGACGGAGGGCTCTGGCGCCGGATCCGTGAAGGTCAACATCAAGAACATCAGCGCAGGCTCGCTGTCCGAGGCGCTAGTGATCCAGTTTGTCGTCATCAAGGGCGTCATCGCCTGAGCAACACGAGGAACCCATGAAACGAGACTTCAATGCCGTCATCTACACGCTGGAGGGCAAACCCTTCGAGTCCGAAGCGGCCGTCTACAAGCGCGACAAGACTGGCAAGGTGATCGAGGAGGGCGGCCAGCCCGCCATCGAAAAACCCGCGGTCCCGCTCACGCTGCGCCGCGTCGCGCTCGATGCGCTGGGTTCGACTTTCGAAAGCGACCGCGGCATGGGCGGCGAAGAGAAGTTCAAGCTGTACGCACTGGCCCAAAGAATCGTCGTCGCCTCCGACAAGAAAGAGCCTGTCGAACTCAATGAGCAGGAGATCGGCACGCTCAAAAAGCGCATCGGCGAAGGCTGGGGCGTCTTCATCGCCGGCCCGGCCTACGAGATCCTGAACACCGACTACGCAGTGGCCGATGCAGCCCAGGTCGTCGAGGATGTGAAGGCTGAAACCGGCGTGCGCTGAACCGCACCGGAGCGCACTGATGCCCATCATCATCGACGACACCGAAGCCAGCAGCCCTTCGGGGATGACCTATCTGCAGCTCGCCAACGAGTTGCGGCGGCGCTGCCGGGTCAGTGGCGGGGACATGACGGCGGTGACCGGGCAAAGCGAAGAACGAACCCGGCTGCTGCGCTTCATCAACCGTGCCTGGATGGCGATCCAGCGCATGCACACCGACTGGCAATTCATGCGCGCGACCTGCGCCTGCCCGACCGTCGAGGGCCAGTATTCGTACTCGGCGATCGTGGACTTCGGGCTGAGCGACTTCGGTTACTGGGCGATCGACTACGAGGAGGGAAACACCTTCCGCAGCTACATCAACCCGGTGGTGACGATAGACATCGATGAGAGCACGGTCACCCTGGCATCGCACCGCCTATCCAATGGTGCCGTCGTCAAGCTCTATACCGACGGCGCTTTGCCCACCGGATACACGGCGGGCACCGGCTACTACGTCGTGAACAAGACCGACGACACCTTCCAGTTGGCCGAATCCTCTGGCGGAACGGCCCTCACGCTGTCGGGAACTCAAAGCGGCACCCACACCGTGAGTTCGAACAACACCGCGAGCTTCGTCGGTTTCCTCACCGAGCAGTTCCTGGGCGTGATGAACTACGACGACTGGCGCAACCGCTACCTGCTGGGGTCATTGCGCTCCACCTATCAGCGCCCCATGGCCGTCGCAGTCGGGCCGGCCAACACGCTGATGGCAGGCCCAGTCTGCGCCTCGGGTTACACACTGGTGGGCGACTACTACAAGGCGCCCACGGAGCTTTCGGCAGCGGGCGACATCCCGCTACTGCCTTCGCAGTTCCAGGGCGCGATCGTCTCGCGTGCCGTCATGATGTTCGGCGTCAGCGAGAGCGCCCCGGAGCTGTACGACGAAGGCAAGGAGGAGTTCGACGTCATCATCCGTGAGATCGAGGCAACGCAACTGCCGCAACTGACCGTGGGCGGGCCGCTGACGTGAGGCCGCGCTTCCCTCCGACCCAGACGGCCTATTGGCCGCTCACGGGTGGGCTGGATCTGGTGTCCCCGCGGATCACGCTCAAGCCTGGATACCTGATCGACGCGCAGAACTACGAGCCCTGGGTCAACGGCGGGTATCGGCGCATCAACGGCTACGAGCGATTCGACGGCCGAACGGCACCGACTGGAGCTGCGTACTGGACGCTTGCCGCGGTGTCGATTCTCACGCTGGCGGTGGGCGACACGATCACCGGAGCCACCTCGGCGGCCACCGGCAAGATTCTGGCGATCTCCGGCGGCACGCTGGTACTCGGGCGCGTGTCTGGAACGTTCGTCTCCGGCGAGAACTTGCAGGTGTCCGGCGTGACGCAGGCTATTGCATCTGGAGCGGCAGCACAGTCCGGCGGCAGCACTGCGGCGCTTGATGCCGCGTGGCGACTGCTGGCGGCCGATGACCGGCGCGCGGACATCGCTGCCGTACCCGGCTCGGGACAGATTCGCGGCATCTTCGTGCTGGCCGATGTGGTCTACGCCCTGCGCGACAACGTCGGAGCCACGGCAGGGAACATGTACAAGTCCACCACAGGCGGGTGGGTGCAAGTCAGCTTCGGAAGGGAACTGCTGCTCGGTGTTCGCACCGCCACGGTGACGATGACCATCGCGGCACCCGGCGTGGTGACATGGAACAGCCATGGGCTCGCCAACGGGCAGACGGTCGCGCTGACCACGACGGGAGCGCTGCCCACGGGCCTGACGGCCGGCGTGAACTACTACGTGGTCAACAAGACCGCCAACACCTTCGAGCTGTCGGCGACTTCGGGCGGGACTTCGATCACCACTTCTGGCTCGCAGTCCGGCGTGCACACGGCCAAGCTCACATCAGGCACCGGCTTCGCGGTGGGCAATACCGTCACCGGGGCGACCTCCGGCGCGTCGGCGGTCGTAGCCGCAGCACTGCTGCGCACAGGTACTTGGCAAGTCGACCCGGTCGGATCGCTGGTGTTCGCCAGCGTGACTGGGGCCTTCACCTCCGGCGAGGCGCTTCAGGTCGGCGGTGTCACGATGGCGCAGGCCTTCGGCGGTGACAGCGCGATCACTCGCGCGCCGGGCGGCACGGCCGAAGTGAAGATCGGCAACTTCACCGGCTCGTCCACGACACGAAAAGCGTATGGCGCCGATGGCGTCAATCCGGCCTTCGAGTTCGACGGCGCCACCTACGTGCCGATCCACACCGGCCAGAGCGTGGACACGCCGACCCACGTCGAGATCCACAAGAACAAGCTGTTTCTGTCTTTCGCATCCAGCCTGCAGTACAGCGAAACGAACGCGCCGTACTCGTACACCGCTTTGACCGGCGCCGCCGAGATCGGCATGGGCGATGCGGTGACGGCGATCGTGAGCCAGACCGGCAACGCCTCGGGGGCTTCGCTGGCCGTTTTCACGCAGGGCAAGACCAGCGTGCTGTACGGCTCGATCAGCGCCGACTTTCAGCTCATTCCCTCGAAAGACGACCTGGGTTACTTGGCGCGCACCGTGCAGTCGGTGTCCAACAACACCTGGGGCCTGACCGGCCGCGGCGTGCAAGCCCTGACCACCACCTTGAACTACGGCGACTTCGACTTCTCTGCGCTGTCGTTCCTGGTGCAACCACTGATCGAGCGCAACTACAGCTTGGCCTGCGCCTCGGTCACGCTGCGCAGCAAGAACCAGTATCGCCTGTACTTCAGCGACAACACGGCCTTGTCCTTCGGTCTGACCGGAGACAAGCCATCAGGCATCACCGCCTTGGACTACGGACGGCCGGTGCGCGTGATCTGGAATTCGATTTGGACGACGGGCGAGGAACGCACCTTCTTCGGCTCGGACGACGGCTACGTCTACGAGGACAACGTCGGCACGAGTTTCGATGGCGATGAGATCGAGGCATGGATTCGCCCTGCCTTCAACAACCTGCAGTCGCCGCGCCTGATGAAGACCTTTCGCCGGGCCATCTTCGAAGTCGAGTGCGAAGGCTACGCCAGCATCCGAATCGGCTACGACCTGGGATATGCGAACCCGGACGTCGAGGCGCCAGCAACGCAGGCCAACCAGGAACTGACTGGGGCCGGGATGTATTGGGACGCGCAGGGCGTTTACTGGGATTCATTCACTTGGGACGCGCCGGTCCTGTCGCAGCCGCAGATCTCGATCGACGGCACCGAAAACAACATCGGCTTCGTCTTCTACAGCAACAGCGCTCAGGACGACCCGGTCATCGTGCAGGGGGTTTCCCTGCTGTTCACGCCCAGGCATGTGACGAGGTAACCCAAATGTCGAACGACTACTACAGCGTCACCGGCAACCCCGCAGCGGTCAGCCGCGGGACATCCGCGCGCATCCGCGAGGAGTTCGACAGCATCGAGGCGGCCTTCGATCTGCTGCCGACTCCGGCCGAACTCGCGGGGGGCGCCCCCAACCTCGGCACCGATTCCGGCACCGCGAACGCCTATGTGATCACCGCCAGCGCGCAGATCGACACGCTGTTCAACGGGCTGACAATCCGCTTTCAGGCGGCGACATCCAACACCGGAGCGGCCACGGTCAACGTGAACTCGCTCGGGGCCAAGGCGATCGTGCGCCCGACCGGTGCCGCCCTTGCCGCAGGCGACATTCTCGCGGGTCAGTTCACCGAGATCGCTTACAGCACGACGGACGGCAACTGGCAACTCGCGCTTTCGGCGACCGGCGCGACACCGGCATCGTTTTCTGGGACGGCCGCCGGGACAGTGGACCTGCTGGCGGGCGCGTCGGTGGCAAGCGCCGCCACGATCAACCTCAACGCAGCGACCGGCAACCTCGTTCACGTCACCGGAACAACCACGATCACCGCCGTCACGCTCACGCGCGGCCCGCGCTGGGTGGTGTTCGATGGAGCGCTGACGCTGACGCATCACGCGACCAACAACAACCTGCCGGGCGCAGCGAACATCCTGACCGCTGCGGGAGACAGGGCCCTGTACTTCGCAGACGGCACGACCGTGTACTGCTTGCACTACGTGCGAGCTCCCGCGCTCGGCACTCCAGTGCTGCATGTGCGAGATGAGAAGGCCTCGGGCGCCGCCAGCGGCAACTCAACCACCGGGTCGTTCATCACTCGAACGCTGAACACCGTCGTCACCAACGAGATCACGGGTGCATCGCTGGCGTCCAACCAGGTCACGCTGCCCGCCGGGACATACGAGTTCGAGGGCATCGGCCCGGTGACGGCTGGCACCAACCAAGCCACCATGGCGATGCTCTACAACGTTACCGACGCGGCCGTCACCCTCTACGGGCTCACAGTTCACGCCGACAACTCCGGGACCGGCGGCCCAGTCGACCTGCTTGCGCCGGTGCGCGGCAAATTCACGATCTCGGCCTCGAAGACGCTGGAACTGCGCCAAAGATTCGCGGTGGTCGGTCCGATGGGAACGCAGTCGAGCTTCGGCGTCAACGAGGTGTACTCGAGCCTGTACTTCCGGAAGGTGGCCTGAGGTGGTTCGCTACGTCACCCACGACGGGTACGGAAACCTCACTGGATGCTATCTGCAGGACATCCCAGTCGGGCATGCCGCGTCGGCCGTGATCTGCACGGAGCAGCAGGCGGCGGTGTGGACCTCGTTGAGATGGAACGGAGAACAGCTCGTCGCCATTCCACCCGCCCCGCCGGTTGTCGTGGTTCCGCAGCGTGTCACTCGCCGTCAGGGTATGGCCGTGTTGCTCAAGTACGGCCATGACGCGCAGATCGAGGACCTGCTGAACACGCAACTCGAACAGGCGCAGGACAGCGAGGATGCCGAGGCGGTCCTGGCCGCGAGATTCGCCATCAACGACTGGAAGAACGCCGCTGCCTTCGATCGCACGTGGCCGCTGATCGCGCAGATGCAAGGCGCCTTCAACTGGACCGACGCTTATGTCGACGGCTTGTTCATCGAAGCCGCGACGTTGTGAAGCGATACCAAGCCTAAGAGGAGGCACTCATGACCGAACCTTCCAGCCCCGTTCTCGCGCCAGCCGGCGCGGCATGGGTCACCGCCGTTGTGCTGTCCTACCTAGGCGTGGATTACTACGCACTGCTAGGTGCCTTCGGGGGGGTGCTGCTCACGCTGGGCAATCAGCGCGCCGTGCCCCTGCTGCGCGCGGTCGGAACGGTGGCGATCACCTGTTTCGCGGGCGGCGTGCTCGGGCAGGGGTTGGCGAGCCTGCTGCATCTGGACTCGAGGCCGGCTCTGATGCTGTTCAGCCTCCTGTTTGGCGGTGCCGGTCAGGTCGGCGTGCAGGCCGCGATCGACGCGCTGCTGGCGCGGGTCAAGAGCCTTGGGGGATCGCAATGAGCCTCGCCTTCATCGTCAACGGGATCATCTTCGCCGCGGCGCTGTGGGTGGGCTTCGCCTGCGTCAGGCGTCTGAACCTGCTGCACTGGCGCGAGCACGACGCCTTGACCATCGTGGCCTATGTCGCGATCGCGGTATGGGCCGCTACCTATGTGATCGGCCTGCCGGAGCTGCAGCACTTCGGCATCGTAGGGGTCGCGATCCTGTTCTTCACCGGCCGCAAGCGCTGGCTATCGAAGGCGCCCGAAGACATCACGGCGCGCGGGGCAACGCGATGACGTCAAACCTGAAGGCTTTCCTCGACATGATCGCCTACAGCGAGATCGGCCCCAAGCTGCTCGCCGTGAGCGACAACGGCTACAACGTGCTGGTCGGCTCGACGCCGGACAAGCCGCTGCTGTTCGACAGCTACATCACCCATCCGCGTGTGCACAACCACGCGATGAATTCGGATGCAGCGGGACGCTACCAGTTCATGGGGCGCTACTGGCCGCACTACAAGATTCAGCTCTCGCTGCCCGACTTCGGTCCCGAGTCGCAGGACAAATGGGCGATCCAGTTGATCAAGGAATGCCGCGCGCTGGACGACATCCAGACCGGGCACTTCGCGATCGCGGTAGGCAAGTGCGTTTCGCGCTGGGCTTCGTTTCCCGGTGCCGGGTACGGGCAGCCGGAGCGGCAACTCACCGCCCTGGAAGACGCTTACGAGCGCGCAGGCGGAACCTTCGCCTAGCCAGACATGGGACTGCTCGACTCCATCCCCGGCGGCCGGTTCGTGCAGGCGCTTGTGGTGGCCGCGCTTGCGGCCGCAGTCATCGCCGGAATCACGTGGGCCCTGCACACCTATAACGAAGGCCTGCGCGAGCAAGGCCGCGCCGAGGTGCGCGCGGAATGGAACGCCGAGAAGCTTGCTCAGCGCGAAGTCGACGCCAAAGAAACCCAGCGCCGCCTCGATCGGCAAGGAGATGCTCAACGTGACCACGCCGCCGAACTCGCGCGCTACCAGCGCGCTGCTGCCGATGCTGTCGCTGCTCGCGATGGCTATCACGGCCTGCTCGACAACGCCGAGCGCCTCGCCCAGCTCGCAAGCCGCGATTCCGCCACTGTCGACGAACGCCAGGCAGGGGCCGCCGCCGCCGGAATGCTCGCCAATGTGTCTCGAGGGTCTGACGCGCTGGCGGAAGTCTACGCACGAGAAGCCGACGCCAGTCGCCGCGCCGGGCTCCTCTGCGAGAAATCCTACGACAGCCTCATCCCCGTGAGGCCCTGACCAGAAAAGAGCAGGAGCACAAATGGCCGACCAGAACTACAGCGAGCCGGGCATCGTCATGAACCGGATCCAGAACGATGCCTATGCGGGCGACTACTACAAGCAGAAGTACGGCACCGTGATACCGGCGAAGACCAGCTTCGGCATGCCCGGCGAGGTGGAGACCGGCACGCAGCAGGACGTGCGCAACTGGATTGACGGCCTGACGCCGCCGCCCGCGCCGTCGGCTACGCCAGCACCGGCCCCGAATCCCGCGCCGACGGCCAACGCCGGGGGGCTCGTCGCCGCCGGCTCGTCGAACTATGCGCCCTGGAACGTCACGCCGGAGCAGACGGTCGAGGGGCGCATCGCCTCGATCATCAACGGCGGCAGCCCCATCATCGCGCAGGCCCGCGCAGGAGCGGTGGATGCGATGAATGCGCGGGGGCTGAGCAATTCCTCGCTGGCGACCACTGCCTCGGATGCGGCGGCCTACCAGGCGGCGATCCCGATTGCCTCAGCCGATGCGGCGACGACGGCCAAGGCCTCCGGCTACAACGCCGACATCCAGAACCAGATCGGCATGCAGGGGCGCCAGCTCGCCAGCCAGGAGAAGCAGGCGCAGCTCGGCGCCGACACGCAGAAGTACACGGCGCAACTGAACGCCGATACCCAACGCTACGTCTCCGGCTTGAGCAGTCAGACCCAGGTACAGGTGCAGCAGATGCAGCAGGACAACCAGAAGCTGCTGCAGACCAACGGCAACGCGGCCCAGGCGTTCAACCAGTCGATGGTGGCGATCGCGAATATCGAGCAGAACGACAAGATGGACGCCGCCGCCAAGCAGCAGGCGATCGCCCAGATCATGCAGAACCTGCAGGCGCAGATGCGCACCATCGGCACCGTCGCGAACATCGACCTGTCGGGGACGTTGAACTTCCAGAACATGCCGGGGTTCGACGCCAACGGGCACTGGATCGGCTTCCCGGCCACACCGCCCGCTGGCGGCGGTGGCGGTGATCAGGCGCCTGCGCAGGCGATGTAATGCACTTCGCTCGCGAACTCCTGTGCGAATGCGTGCAGGAGGCGATGCCGTTGCTGGACCTGCACTATCGTGAACTGTGCCTTCACCAGGACGTCATCAAACTCGATCCGATGTGGAAAGAGTACGCGCTGCTCGAACAGCTCGAGCGGTTCGTGGTGTTCACGGCAAGGGATGACGCCGGGGCGTTGGTTGGCTACAACGCCTTCTTCCTGAATCGCCACCTTCACTATGGCGGTTTCACGGTGGCGCAGAACGATGTGCTTTTTGTGCATCCGCAGTCCCGGCGCGGCTCGCTGGCCCTGAAATTCATCGACTGGACCGAGCCCGCCTTGCGCGAGCTCGGGGCTCAGAAACTCACCTACCACATCAAGCTCGCGCTGGACTGGCGGCCGATTCTTCGGCGCCGCGGTTACGTCGACGAGGAAGTGATGTGCGGGAAATTGCTCTAGGAGAACCATCATGGCGTTCACGGCCGTGGCCGCACTTGCCGCAGGTGCAGAGGTAACAGCGACACTCGTGCTCGCTGCGGCGGCGGAGGTCGGCACGGCCATGACCGTGATCGGTGCCGTCACCGGCAACAAAGAGCTGATGAAGATCGGCGGCGCCGTGGCGCTCGTCGGTGGTGTCGGTGGGATGATCAACGGCGCGATTGGCGGTGCGGCGGCTGAAGGCGCTGCTGTGGGAGCCGAAGGCGCTGTCGCGAACGAGGCCGCAACCGCCGCCGACTACGTGAACGCCGCTGATGCCATGAGCGATGCGGCCACCGTCGGAGCCGAGGCAACGGGCGGCATCGTCAGCGGCGGCGCTCCGGCTGGCACCAAACTCGCGTCGAACACCGTCATGCAAACGCCGGGGCAAGAAATGGCGCAGGCCACGTCGACGCCCGCGGCGGCATCGTCTGCTTCGCCGACCATCAATGGCCCGACGCAGATGGCGCCAGAGATTGGCGCACCGCAAGGCCCCGCAGGGGCGCAGGCACCAGAAGGTCCGATGGGCGCGCAGGCACCGACCACACCGTGGGAAGACAACTTCTCCGGGTCGAGCGCGCTTGGCACAAGCGCCCCGCAGGATTCCGGCTCGTTCTTCGGCCGCTTTTCCGACTGGGCCAACAAGAACAAGACCCTATTCCAGTCCGGAATGCAACTAGCCGGCGGTGCGCTGTCCGGAATGAACCAGCGGCAGATGTGGAACCAGAAGATGGCCCTGGAGCAGCAGCGAATCAACCAGACCAGCCACGGCAGCGACATCGGCGTGTGGGCGCCGCGCGGCATCGTTACCGGAGCACACTGATGAACCAGATCCTCGAGCAAGCCAAAGCGGCAGTCCTGCAGAAGGCCGACCCGCGCCTGCAACCCGCGATCGCGAAGGCAGTCAAGGCCGGCGAGCAAGTGATGTATGCGCCGCAGACGCGCGAGCAGTTGATCGCCGCGCTGGGAGACGGCAGCGACCCGGAAAGCATCGGCGCCGGCATCGCGAAGCTGCTGGCGGTGCTGTACCACAAGACCAACAACACCTTGCCGATGCAAGTCGGGGTTCCAGCGGCGACGCTGCTGCTGCTTGAAGCGCTGCAGTTCATCGAGGATGCCGGCAAGGCACAGGTCACGCCCGACATGCTCGCGGAATGCACGAAGGCGATGGGGTCCGCCGTCCTCCAGATGTTCGGCGTGACACCCGACAAGCTGCAGGCAATGTTTGCGCAGGGCACGGGACAGGCTGATGAAGGCGCTGAGCTGCCCGCAGCACCGCAGGCGGCAGGCATCGTATCCGGTGCGCAAGGAGGTGCGTGATGGGACTCGTTCTCGGAGCTCTCGGCGGTGTCGGCGAAGCGGCGCAGAACATCGGCGCGACGATGATGAAGTCTGACCTCGACCTGCAGAACCGGCTCACGGTCGGGCAGCAGGACAACGATTTGACGCTGCAACGGGCCAAGGCGCTCGAGGAATTCAAGACCGCCGCCGCGAACCAGCAGCGCCAAAACATGGCGCGTCAAATCGGCGATGTGCAGCAGCAGGTATTGAACGAAGGTGTGGTCGGCAAGGCCATCGCTGCGCGCACCGCAAACCTGCCGGCCTATGACCCGACAGACCAGGGCGCCACGCCGAGCTTCCACGGCGATGCGCGTCAAGCGCTGGCGGCGATCCAGGCATTACCGGACGGACCCGACAAGCAGGCGGCGCTGGCGCAACTGCAGCAACAGCTCGCCGACAACAAGGGGCGTGTGGGCGCGATGACGCTCGACGATCTGACGCCGGAGGAGCGCGCGCGCTTTGCACCAACGTCATCCGAAAGGGATGCCGCATTCGTCGAGGGTGCCAAGCGCACGGGGTACATCGAGCCGAAGGATGTGCTGGCGAATTCCACGCGAGCGGAGATTGCATCGGTTACAGCCCAAGCGCAACGTGATGTCGCGGAGGCGAAAGTCGAAGCCGCCAATGCGCGCACGCAGGCGCAGTACGACGCGGCGATGGCGAAGGTGGATGCCGCGCTCGCCCGCGTACAAGCTTCAGCAGGCGGCAAGCCGCCCGCAGGATACCGGCTCAAGGCAGACGGCAGTGGCGATCTTGAATTCATCCCGGGCGGCCCAGCCGACCCCGAAAACAAGAACAAGCCGCTACCGGCAAGCACAGCAAAGGGCCTGCTGGAAAATCAGGACAACCTGCGTCGCGCCCAGCGCGCCCTTGCGCTCGCCAATGGCGAGACGGTCGACGGGATCAGGGGGGACTCGGCGGCCACCGGCAAGAAAGGTTGGGTTCCCAATCAGGCGTTGAATCGCTTAGATCCGGAGGGCGTTGATACGCGCGCGGCGATTGCCGACATCGGCAGTATGACGATTCATGATCGCTCTGGTGCGGCAGTGAGTGCCAGCGAGTTCCCGCGCCTGCAACCCTTTGTTCCCAGCGAGAAAGATGACGCGGATACGGTGCGCAGGAAGCTGCGCTTGTTCGTGACGAACTATCAGGCGCTCGTCGACGACCAGGTGAACTTCTTCCGCGAGAGCGGCTACAAAGTCCCGGCCGAGGTCTTGAAATCCGGGAGCCCGACCGGTAAGCCCACGGCACCCTCTTCCGCACAGACCGCGATCGAGGAAGAGATGCGCAAGCGAGGACTCCTGAAATGAGCGATCTGTCGCAGCTCTCCGACGCCGAACTGACGCAGCGTTACCTGCAGACGAAGTTGTCGTCGCTGTCGGACGACGAGTTGCGGACGCTACACACCGCAGTAGCGTCGAAGTCCGCCCGTGATCGCATTGAGAGCGATGCAATCACGAAGGGCGCGAAGGAGTTCGTCGGCGAAGGCAGCGATGCGCTCTTCGGTTTGTCGCAAGCCGCGCTCAACCTACTCGGCGGCGCCGTCCGCGGGGCTGGTTCCATCGGTGCAACGCTGGCGCGCCCGTTCGAGTCGGCCGAGGAAAACGCAGAGCGCCGCAAAGGCATCGACGAGAACATGAAGAGCGTCGGTGCTCAGCCGGATTCCACGGTTTATCAGGGAGGCAAGCTCGCGGCGGAAGTCGGCGGTACGGCCGCGGCAGGCGGCATTCTCGGCAAGGGTGCTGGTGCAGTTTTGGGACGCGCTGGCGTTTCGGCTCCTGTTACCAGTGCGGTGACAGAGGGTTTGTCCTCCGGTGGGTTCCGTGTTGCAGGCGCAAATGGGATCGGTGCCATTGCGGCACGCGTTGGCACCGGCGCTGCAACTGGCGGCGCCTCTGCCGCGATGGTAAACCCCGAAGACGCCGGAATCGGCGCCGCTATTGGTGGGGTTGTACCAGTTGGCGCGCAGGCGGCAGGGCGCGTGTTGTCTGCTACAGGCAGGAAGGTCGCAAGCGGCATCGGCGCCGTCATGCAAAAGATAGCCGGGCAAGCCGACCCCGAGGTGCGAGCCCTTGCCGAAAAGGCCGAAACTCTGGGGATCAAGATCCCTGCCGATCGATTGGTGGATTCGAAGGTGCTGGATGCGATCGGCAGCTCGCTGAACTACATTCCACTCAGTGGGCGCTCGGCGACCGAGAGGCAAATGGTCGAACGCATGAACCAAGCCGCATCTCGTTTGATCGGCGAGGACACGAGCAACCTCACGAAGGCGGTGCGCAACGCACAGTTGAAGCTGGGCGAGAAGTTCGGCGCGTTTCTGCAGGCGAACGGGGTGATGGTGGATCGGCAGTTCATCGAAGACCTTGCAGATGTTGCTACTCAGGCGAACCGCGAGCTCGGTGCAGACAGCGCCAACATCATCAGCAAGCAAATCGACGCCATTGCAGCGAAGGCGATAGACGGTGAAATTGAAGGCCCTGCCGCCTATGCGATCAAGCGAGGCCTTGATCGCATTTCGGGTCGATCGACTCCAGAGGCGTTTTATGCTGGGGAATTGAAGCGCAAGCTCATGGGCGCCTTGGAGCGCTCGGTCGGTGAAGAGAAGTCTGCCGAGTTCGCGCTCCTTCGCCAGCAATACGGCACGATGCTTGATCTCGAGCGGCTTGTCCCGAACGGCGCGCGCGGAGAGATTTCGGCGGCGAAGCTCGCCGGCATGAAAGACATCGGGAACCAGAAACTACAGGATCTTGCCGACATCGCGCAGCAGTTCATTAGACAGCGCGAGGGTATGCATGGCGCCGCGCAACGCGTGTATGGTGGTATCGGTGCTGGAGCAACTGCCGCCGCCGCTGCGGCCGGCATCCCAGGCGGAGCGGCGATGGCTCTCGGCGCTGGCGCGCTGATGGCGGGCGGGCGGGCTGCGAACAAGACACTCAACTCGGAAGGCTTGCGCGATGCCGTGCTTCAGCGGGCATCGTCGGCAGCGCCCGCGCTTGCCGCCCCAGCTCCCCTTGGGCGGATTGCTACGACGGCTGTGAAGGCAATGCCAATAGCAGGGGCGGCGGCCTCTGCAGGTGCAGCCGCGCGTCCGCAAGACCAAGGCGGGAATCCAGCCGCCCAAAATCCGCAGGGCGACGAGTCGAGCGGGATCAAAAGGATCAGCGAAGCCACCAACATCAATGAAGCCATCGCCGCGGCTGGCGAGGTCGTTTCAGGTGCTGGCATGGAACCCCGAATTGCGCCGAACCTCGTGGCCGCACCAACGCCCGCACCGCAAGTCAAGGTGGTCGAGATCGCGCCGGCCAACTTGGGTGCGCTGGGCGACAACCAGCCCAGCGCGATCTGGACCGGCCGCCGCGGCGGGGGCTATCAGACGCCAGATGACGCCTTGCGCGCCATGGCATCGCGTCAGCGACTGTCACCCGAGCTGGACTGGAGAATTGAGAAACTGCCGGACGGTCACTACCGCCTTGCAGGATACGAATCGGCGCCGGAGATGACGATGAACAATTCCGGAACACTCACGCTCTCTGATCCATCCGGGAGACTGCGCAAGGTCCTGGCGAACCGCGGCATTCCGAGCATCCCGGCAGCCAATGGGCGGTTGCTCATCGGGCGCGGTAGAGCGCAAGAGGTGCAGCAGCTACTGCGGGGCGAGGCCTGATCTATTTCGGTGATTCGTTGTCGGTTTGGTCGTGATTCGACCCATTACCGTTGGCTTCGTCATGAAATCCGCGACGCCAACCTTCCTTCGCTCCTTGCCAGAAACCGTATAGCCCGGCCGCGACAATGAGGAAGATGCCCCACCAAAGCTTTGCGAGGATGAACGTCGACACGCGTGCAGCATAGCACCCATCGAGGCGTTCGTCTGTTCTGGTTCAGCGAGTCGCGACAAAGATCGGTTGCAAAGCCATGTAGCCGTGGACCGGGGCGAATGCATACTCGGCCGTCGCATTGCTGAAGCCTGCTTCACGCAACTCGTCGAGCACCTTCCAGCCGAACGAACGGAAGGACAGGATGCCGCCCTTCTTCGCAGGATCCCCGTGGTACTCGGGTTCCATAAGGTGCACGATCTCCCCGTTGACGACCTCGGCCCGCACCTGATGCTCGTAGTTCTCCAGCCCCAGCCATGGGAACGATAGTAGCGCCCTGCCGCCCCGCCGCAGCACGCGCGCCATCTCTTTCATAGCCGCGCGGTAGTCGGGGATATGTTCAAGGACCTCCATTGCGATGACGTAGTTGGTCGCCCTGCCATCGAAGGAGAGCTGCGTCAGATCTTCGTAGCGCACCCCGTCTGCGATCTCGCCGGGCTTGCGTCCGTCCTCGTATTGGCTTGACGTGACTCCAGCATAGTGTTTCGACAACCACTGCCGGAACGGTGAGAAGTGTCCGACGTGGTAGATGGTCTGCCCTTGAACGTGCGTCTCATCGAGCACGCGCAGGACGAAGCGGTCGAGGCTGACAAGCCCGCATGACGGGCAACGCGCGCCATGCCGCCACTGCACGAAATGCTTCGTGATCGGGACCGGGCTCTCTTTGATAGGGCCGGACTCGAACGCCACGAGCTTGTCGCAGGCTTCGCAGATCCCGTGGAACGTGAAAGGCTCAGGCCGATCGCCGAACAGCATCTGCCATCGCCACACTTGATCAAAAAGTCTCGGATTCCGCTTCTGAAAGGCTTGGTAGTCCTCCAGCGACCGGAAAGAAAGACGCGTGGACTGATACGCCGTTGTCATGGGCTGATGCCTCCTTTCGTTGATCTTAGCCGGAAGCCGAGCCCGGCGCGCCGCCAACGCATTTAGCCGAACAGCCGCCGGATTACTTGGCGAATGCTCGCGTGCTTATATCGAGCTGGCAGAGCAAGCTCAACGCGCTGATTCCGAATCGCGCGAACTGAGATCGGCCTGGCCCAAGTAGCTTTCTCCACTCGCCTCAAAGGAGGCCTCCATGCGCACCCTAATCGTTGCCGCGTTGCTCGCGGCAGGCCCAGCCACGTCCGCAACCTACGAGAACGACCCGATGGTCGCACGACGAGGTGGCGATTCGGTGCGCCTCTGGGATGCGCCATGCACGCATCCGGGAACGCTGGCACTCATCAAGGCGTTCTCGCCGTCCACGATCCAACACGCGAAAAAGTCTTGCCCCCCCACAGAGGCTCTTCGTGTTCTTCGAGGATGGCGACAAGAGCCTCATTCCACTGTCCGAATTCAAGGCGGATAGAGGCGTATGACCGCGCTCTTCGCCTTGGCCTTCGTGCTGATCGTTTTCGGCTGCGCCATCGGCATCGCATCGGGATATCCGCTACTCGGATTGCTCGGAGCTGTGGGTGGCGTCGGAATCATCATCTACTTGCTTGGAGACGACGTGTGACCACACTTCTCGCGGATCTTCGGCTCGGCTTGATGGTGTCAGACAGCAGCGTGAGCGACGAGGACCGCGTCTGGTCGGATCGCAAGGTTCGCCGCTGGCGTGGTCAGTTGATCGGCTTCGCTGGCGACGTGGACGAGGGCGCGCTGTTCCTGCAATGGATCAAGAGCGGCAGCCAAGGCAAAGCCCCGCGGTTTGCCCATAGCGATGCGCTGGTGCTGTCCGAGGCTGGGCTCTTCCACTACTGCAAGAGCGCGGTTCCGTTGCGCGTTGAGCGCGGCATCGAGGCCATCGGCACAGGGGCCAAGGCGGCGATGTGCGCGTACGAGGCGCTTGCCTTCACCGATCCCGTTCGCGCGGTACGTATCGTCTGCAAGCACGATAGCGGATCGCGAACGCCGGTTCGCACTTACCGGCTGAAAGTTTGACATGGTCGCCCCGACTCGCATCGATGAAGCGCTCTTTGAGCTCGCTACTCCGAGGCAGGCGGAGATTCTTCGGTCGATCCAGAAGCATGGCGGGGCAAGATCGGCAGCGGCTGCCGATGGCGGAAACCACGCCTACTACAGCAAGACGGTCAAGATCCTCAGAAAGAAAGCCGGAATATCTACACCGTCGGTCGCAGGAAACCCAAGCCTACCCGACGTGGGTAAGCGGATC